GCAGGAGTAAAGTTAAGATCATCCAAGCTACATACCTAAGGGACGTAGTCGGTGACCGAAACAAGGCTTTCTACAGACTATTGCCTGTTCTGAAAGCCCTGCAAAGTGAAGGAGCTATCGATCGATACCTCTACCACTTACCGTCCGGAGATCTCCTATCGGAGAAGTACCGAGGACAGTCTATTAAAGACCAACCTTGGGACCGGCCGGAAAAGTTCTTCACACCTGATCAGGCTGAAGGACTTCGAAGAATCTTAACCCGAGATATCGGATTAAAACCCCGAGTCACCAATATCCTGATCTCGCGACCGCGAGTTCAATTCAATCGAATTCAGGATATGGTTTCAGGACTCGTCGACGCACTATGGTGCGCAGACGAGTTCGTCTTCGTCCTGGGATCTATCGATCTCAAGACGCTCAAGGCCCTAGTGCGGAAGATATTCTGCGTAGGTACCTTTAATCTCGGCCTATTGGTCGATGATTATAAAGCGTGGGCCAATCGGCTCTTCCACAAGGCTGCATCCACCCAAACTATTGGGCAAATGGAACCTTTAAGATGTAATAACATCTTCAAAATGCTGGATAGTATTGAATATATCAAGGCTATCCAGGACTCCGGTAGTGACTGCTCGTTTATTAATTTGCAGAAACTATCGCATCTCGTCTCTTCAAGACAACTCCCATATATGGGATTGAAGACTGAGATTAAATCTCTCAAGGGGTTCAAAGATGTAGTAACATCGGACTATCGTCCAACCCTTGAGACATTAGACCTTTTAACAAAAGCTGCTAGAAGGATCGGTGGGATTTGTCGTTCCATTAGGAAGGACAGACCCATCCCAGACGCAGAGGCTCATATATCTATGACCTGCTCTGGTGAAGCCACAACCTCCATAATCGATGGGGGCCAGGCTTGTGCGGTTCGGGAAGGATTCGAGAGAATCATGGGCCGAATCGCTGAATCCGATCTACTGGAGGACACCCCATTTGGTGTAGCTTCTCATAGAGAAGGCTACGCCCTATGGAGGACCATTTTCCGAGAGGAACCAGTAGAGGGAGGAAGTCTTTACGATCCCCTTTATCAAGGCTATCCTAAAGACCAACCAGGCCGTTATCTAGGACTCGATAGAGTCCTGGGGAAACAGCTTCTATACGTGGCATGGAAAGAATCTATTCTTAATCCTACCATCGTACTTAGAGCCAGCATTGTCCCAGAGATGGGCAACAAGGCTCGCGTTGTAACAATGTCACCCTATTGGGTCCAATTGTTACAGGCGCCATTGGCGCACCTGACTATCGCCGGGATGCGCCTTCATCCATCAGTTTTTAGCAGTTTCGCCAGGCAAGATCAGGCCTGGGAGGCTGCTAAGGGAATTTCCCGTCTAAATATAGACAACTGGGAGGATTTACACGTACTTTCAAGTGATTTGAAAGACGCGACCAATGCACAGCAGCAGCTTCTTACTAGAACCATGCTGCGGGCATTTATGAATGGGTATGGGATGATACATCGCAATACCTATAGTGAGCTAGCACTCTCCACGATAGTGGAACGGCTAATCACTTTCGAGGACCAGACTAGTGTCTGGGCCACGACAGGGATCATGATGGGAGAACCCATTGCGAAACCCTCTTTAACTCTTCTAAATCTAGCGATTGAAGAGTTAGCATTCCTTACCTATACTAATAGGTTGGACTTGCTCGACTCGGACTTGCCGTCACCCTATCGGGCTTGGCGGTTCATCCATATCGGAGGTGATGATCACCTTGCTATCGGACCCAAGAAATATCTTGAGTTAATAACAAATTATCATTTGTTAGCCGGTAGCCATATCGACCCTGGAAAGCATGGCTATTCTCAGGTCGCTGTCAAATATACCGAGAGGATACTCTCAGTTAAGAACTTTAGATTTAAAGCTCCATTTGACTATGATAACTATCCCAAGTCTATGATAGTAGACTCGGTGAAAGTTAGACTTCTCGAGCGCGGTCAATCGACAATGCAGAAGAAGGATAATAAGAACGTTGCGATAGGCAAATCCCGGATGATGTCCGGATGCCTAGACTGGCTCCCATCGGACCCAGCCTACTGGCCTTCTGATAAGAAGATCAGTATTCGCAACCTCTTTATCAATAGGATGGGCCCGTTACTTCCTAGTAAGAGTCTCCATCCCAAATGCTACCACAGTGTTCAACTACCGTCGATACTGGGTGGCTTCAACCTGGGCCTCAAATCTGAGATTTACCAGGCTTATACGTTGGCCCCCCCACCAATTCGGTGGGTACTTAATAAAGCAGCCGCGGGGGTCGACGTTACTGCTGAGCTCAAGATATTGTCTTTACTCAACAGGAATATTTCTGACAGGGGAACAGATCCGCTTCAGGAATACAGGGCGAGTATAATTGATCAACTATACTCGTACCCTCAGCTCATAGGTGCCATCACCTGGAAGGAGATTCTATCGAAATTCCCTCCTCAAAACGAAAACGTTAGGTGGAGCATCTATGCCGCACGCGAAGCCCACTATCTATCGATAGAGGAATTCGCGGAATGGTCTACACGAGGGAATACCTTCGTGCAGCTCATAATGGGCCGTGGTAAGAACAATGTTTTTAACACTAGGCCTTACGTCCGAACATTCGCTAGAGTGTGGACGGAGCTAGAGGCTCTCCAAACTGATCTCTATGGAGACAGTCCCCTTGGTGAGGGGGAGTTTAATAAAACTCTCAGAGGGCTCTCTCGATGCCTATACTTCGACACGAGTCAATCGACTACCATCGATATAGGCTATTACAAACCGGACGATCCCGATAGGGAGGAGTTCGAATTTGTAGATGCTACTTACCTTGAAGCATTCGATAGAATGCTTCCCACGCTAGTGGTTGGTAAGAAGTTCATCGGTTTCAGAAATTGAGACTGTCCCGAAGGACTATCGTCTTTCCGTCGCCGACTACTCCTGCTTTAGCC